GGTATCTATGCTGAGCACATTCCAGCGATACGACTCCAAAATCTCGTATGCCCGGGAATAAGCACCAACATTAACAACCGGGTCAGTACCCAGCGTGAATAGGTCTTGAGTAATAACCGCCAAAGGATAATCGCTGGACGCAATTAGGGTCGGGGTGAAATTCCTGCTGGGTTGGGCTGCTACGGCATCCATAAAGCCCTCTACTTGGTTAGCACCGGGGGATATATCAAAACTATACCGCTCCAATAGCTCTGTGCCATCCGATACAAGTACTTCTGCCCGATTCGGATCAGCAAGGGTAGGCCTAATCGTAAGCATAAATTGCTTGCTACCCGTATACCTCAATACCAGCCGAATAACTTCCACAGGTGTATCTGCTGTATCCATGATGGAATAGCTTCCTTGAGTGCCGCCGCTTCCTAAACGCATAGCCATAACACGCCGTGCGCCTCCCCTAAAGTTCTCAGTGGGTACAGCTGTAGTGCCGTCTGTGCCGCCTTCACCAAAGAGCCTTGGTATATCCTCAAAGTTTTCAATAGTAACCGCCTCATCCAGCGGGCCCCAATCAGAACGGAACACGGCGGCGCAAATACCATCGTCCACACCTGCAACAGGAGGGAGTCCACGGTTAAAATAGCGCACATACACACCGGGGCGTATTTTTTGTTCGCCTATTATAAAGAAGGACATCTACTTCACCTTCCTTTCTTTAAATTTCGCTACAATGTCCTTGGCCTCTTCCAATGTACAGGTTTCCTTGCAAGCCAGCCTTAGGGCAGTGGCTACCAACTCAGGAGCGCATTTAAATTGCGAACGTGCCGCTGCCACCAAAGAAGCTACATCGTAGACAACTCCAGGCGAAGCTTTTGCGACTGGTGCTGCCTTGGAAGACGTTATCGGCATTGCATCCGGCTGCGCGGTATCACTCTGAGCCGTTTTTATTGTCTTTTCTTTAGCCTTGTTATTTTCTGACATCTACTTTTACCTCCAGTCCTGTATGTTCGTGGGTCATAACCGCACGGTTTAAAGGAGTTTGCGCGGGTATCTTCCTATGATGTGCCAGTACGCCATACATGCCAGATATCACTATTTGCCCCTCGCGCAAGGGGTCGGCGTTATGGCGCACTTCAATTTGTTTCAAAAGCATCGGGGAATCGTCCAATAAAACCACTTCTCCCCATAACTGGGCCTGCTCAATAAGAGCCTTAGTCCAGCGGTTACGCTCGGTTACACTCTCAGCAATTACATGAGCTGCAAACTTACCTGTATACCAATTCACAGCAAAGGATTGCCTGTCATTGGCTGCTGTACCCTCAAACCGCCAATAAATAGCCGGTGCTTCATCGGATGGCTTCCATATCGACGGCGTTTCATCCAATGTGATAACGGTCATGCTTGGGAATAGCTGTTGCGTCCAGCGGTTAAGCCCTTGGATGGGGTCAGGATCGGTAGTCAGCTGCTCAGGAAAGGCTAACAGGTCAAACACTATCGTAACCCCAAACACTTCCGGCGCGGTATTGCCTCCTACGTTGGATGGCATTTCATAATTAAATGCACTGGAGTCGTTCCAGATTGCACAAACAACGGGATAATCGACTGCACTGTAAAATGTACCGTCGATTAGCTCAATAATCCGTTTCTCTATATCCTCAGGCATATAGGCGCTTTCCTTGGTCACCCATACGTTCACAGCCAAAACCCCCGAAGCTTTCCGCTCTGGGTCATATCGCATATCTATGTTGCAATCAATACGGGGAAAAGCGGGCTTCTCCCAATCTGGATCCGTGTCTTGGGGGGCTTTCTGATAAAAAAAAGCGGGAAAGCCTTTGTACTTCGCCAGCATTCCCGCTATTTGTTCATCGTTTCTAACCTGCTTCATCAAAAGCCCGTCAAGCACCGTCTGTTCCTCCGGCTGCCGGATTGTAATTAACGGTGATAAAGTCTGTTGACCATCGTATTTCCCAAACACCAATAGCTACATCGCCAGCGTCCACCTGCATGAAGCTGGTTGCATTGTTTTGAACATTGGCAAAAAGGATCTGCATTTGCGTTTCGTTTATCCGGGTTACTATACCGTTTCTTGAAACAGTATCTGTAGCCCGGCGTATACGAACAAGATCACCCTGTCGTATGGCACTAAGGTCAAATACGGGAACATTTTTATTAATAATCAATGCCACAAGGATTCCCCCTTTCTAGGTTCTAAATGGCTTGTTATACAGGGTTTTTATGGCGGGCGCCGCCTTGTCACGGACAGCTTGCTTATATGGACGTGGGGCCATGTTCCGGGTGCCGCGCTCCAGCAGTTCGCCCAAAAGCCATTTACCTACCCTTAAGCCGCTTTCTATTGCAGACACAACACGAAGTGTTTTGCCTCGTTTCTCTACTCGCACTCGCGGCCTCCACGAAAGCCGGAACATACCGGTTCTGTTTGCCGGGGCTTCTCCGGGGGAGGATGCTTGATGCATACGCCTCGTAAACGGTACACGATACATTCGTCCGCTGCGTATACCTCGCAGCACATGGAGAGAGGCAGTCCGCAGGTGGTTAGCTGCGCGGTATCCCCGGCTTGCTACTTCTTGTTGAATGCCCCTCACAGCTGTATTTATTTTTTTCCCAACTATTTCCGCAGCAGGGCTGCCTTCTCGGCGTGGCATCAGTTCCTCACATCCCTTCGGTCATTGCAGTAAATTATAGTCCAATGACCTAGACCACCAGGATCATAAGGAATAAAAGTGTCAAAAAATTGCTGACCTGTAACTTTTAATTCAATTACATGCCCAGGCAATATTTCAAAATCGGGATTTCTCTGCATAATTATTTTATGACTAACCGGGTGGTTAAGCTGCTTCCATCGTTGCACCTCATCGGCCCTAGCCTGGGCTAAAATCCCTCGAAAGGCTCCGATTTCAATATATTGATTTGCTAAGCCTTCCCGCCCGTTCTCCGTACCCCGGGTTTCTGGCTTTGATACAGTAAAATCCCGCAATTCTTGCCCGGATAAGTGCATTATAGGCCCTGTAAACATGCCATCACTCCCTAACTGCCCATGTCACGGTAAGGAAAAGCCATATCACGGTTGTTAAACGGCTGAGCGCGGCGATTAGGCATCATATTTGTATGGAAATATGGTGGTTTTTTAGCAGCACTGTCAGCGATTGTTGGTACACATGAATTGCTGAGCAGCTCCTCACGTAGCATTTCATATAGATCCTTAAAATGCTCTGCACGCTTTCCAAGGCCATATTGCAATACATCAATTTTTGTATCCACTTGGTAAGATAGTTTCAACAAAATGGCCTCGACTATTTGTAATTTAACCCCCAGCCATGCCACCCTGTTAGCTCTCGCTGACTCGTCAACGCCATCCAAAATAGCTGTGTACTCCTCATCGGCGAGAGCGCAAGTTTCTGCGCCCCCTGCCGTTGTGGTATCGCCAAGCTCAAAGCGCATTCTATCTTTACCCCATTCCCTAATACGTGCGGGGCTGTAAGAGTAGGTCACAGGCTCACCTCCTGTGGACACGCATATGACCGCTTAATCCTGCTTGACTTGTAAAAACCTTGTCGCATTCCGGGCAACGGAATACGTTTGCTTCCTCTTCGGCCTTATTTGTATTGAAATCCATGTCTCCGACATTATCAGGTTCGCACACTGCATCACTGGAAAGAGCGCTTTCTTCTGTAACATTTTCTACTACAGTCGGGTTGCTTTCTTCTGTAGATTTGGCAGCAAGCTGTAGCTTTTCCAAGCAAATATCCATACGCGCATCTAGGAATGGGATGGGTCCTTCTTCATGGACAATACCAAGCTCTATTTCCACAGCTCCTACAAAACCTGCAAGCGATTCTATAGCACTTGCTGCTTCATATGAGCCATGTTCCGCTGTGCCAACAATGGCAATACGTCTCTGGTCAATCAACCGTTTTTCACTTCCAGGGGCTACAACATGAGCAGGGATTTCCTCCCCAACTTCATAACTCCTATCAAATCGGACGGGACGAAGAGCTACATATTTCTTCATA